CAAACGTATTAAATAATGCGTTTACTGCTGGAGCAACTGCTGGTGGTGATGGTAAAGCATTGTTAGCAACAGACCACCCATTAACAAATGGTGGTACATTCGCTAATGAGCCTACCACTGCTGCTGATCTTAATGAAACATCTTTAGAAGATGCTTTAATCAAAATTGCAGGATTTGTAGATGAAAGAGGATTAATCATTGCTCTTAGAGGAATGAAACTAATTATCCCTAGACAACTACAGTTTGTTGCAGAGAGATTGATGGCATCTAACTTAAGACCTGGAACAGCAGACAATGATGCAAATGCTATGAGGAACATGGGTATGCTTCCTAATGGCTATGTTATCAATGACTTCTTAACAGATACAGATGCGTTTTTCATTAAGACAGATGCACCTAATGGTCTAAAGCATTTCGAAAGGATGCCGATGAACACAGCAATGGATCCAGACTTTGACACTGGGAACATGAGATATAAGGCAAGAGAAAGATATTCTTTTGGCTTCTCTGATCCTCGTTCAGTGTTTGGTTCGCCTGGAGCATAAAAAAAATAACATATTTTTTAGGGCAACTGTTTGCAGTTGCCCTTTTTTTATGTATAATAAATAAAACCTTGACAGTTGCATGGTGCGACTGACAGTTGCCAAGACAAGGAGATTGACATGGCTAATACAACTTTTAACGGTCCGGTTAGGTCCGAAGGTGGTTTTAAACAAATCACAAAAGCTGCTTCCACGGGTACAATTACAGAAAACTATTCAGTTAGTTCTACTGGTCAAGTTACAGCAGCAGCTTCAACAACAATTTTTCAATACAATTATATAACTTGCCCACCTCCAATAACAACAATGATGGCAAATAGTGCCGTTGGTGTGTTAGCAGACGGAGATAAGTTTGGTATGATATTTATGGGTCCAGAAGGACAAATGTACCCAGCATCTTGTGTCGCAGTAGGAGCTTTTGCCGCAACAGGAACTGCTCCGATGTTAGACGGAACAGTACCAGCGACTGATACAGCTACAACTCATGCAGGATTAAATCTTGCTATGGATGGTGAGACAACAGATAATGTTGGTTTACAAATGATATGTGGTGGTAATGCTCAAGGCACAGGCCCTCATACATTTACTGTAGGAACACATTCTGGTTCTATTGATGCTACTTTTCAAGCGGCAGATTATACAGACTTTGACTGCATAGTAGTTGGGTTTAGAAAAACTGAAGAGTTTCAAACTGGTTTAAATGCTGCCGTTGCCGCCGCAACAGCAGGCGATTTAGTATATACTGATATTGTTGCTTTTGGAGCACAAGGTGATACTAACATTGAAATTCAAACAGATTTAAATAACTCTGGTACTTCTACTTCAACAGATTGTGGATCATCAGTTCCAGTTGATACTCAAAACTTAAGATTAAAAGTTAATTTATCTTCAGCAGGTGTGGTGACATATGAGTTAGTTGTTAATGAAATAGCAGGAGCAGGAACATTAGCTGCACCGGCATCAACAGCTGCATTTACATTTGATGATGGTGACGTACTTGTACCGTATCTAGCTATTCTTAAAAATGGAACAGCAGTAGACGAGATTTTCTTAAAGGATATTACAGTTACAAGAACTCCTGGAACTTCTTTTGAAAGACTTTAATTATAGGAGAGTAATATGGCGAGTGTATCAGATGTACGAGCACTAACAATTAGTGATGAAAATGCCGCGAGTACGACTAGAATAGCAGCAGCAGCAAGACCAACGGCAGCCTTTACTTTGGCTAACACTACACATGCTAATGGTACCGCTAGAAATGTTACAGTAACAACCACAGGAACTGGAGATAATGCAAAAACAGTAACTGTGGTTGGCACAGATGTTTTTGGAGATTCTTTAACT